TAAGACTAGCACCTGCTAATCCGTAAAAAGCCTGTGTGTTATCATCAATAGTCACACCTGAATAAATTGCACGAGGTTCATACCACGTTTCTTGTTGAGGTATCTGTGCATCTCTATAACTATTAAATCCTGCAACGTATCCTATGTAGGCAACAAGCGTTGACCTGTCTCCGTACTCACCTGTATCTTCTTGTTCTTGTTCCGCTTCTTCCTGTTGCTCTTTGATATTGTTAGCAATAATTTTATCAGCTACTTGGTCAGCTTCAGAGGCTGTCATGACTCCTGAAACTGCTGTATTAATCTCACCTTGCATGTCTTGTACTTGAACATCAGCCATCATAACCTGTGGAGAATCGTCTAGTGTTGGCATCGGTGTAATACTAAATGAAGATGAACCTCCAACAGAAGAACTTCCTCCGACACTCATTGATAAAACTTGATTAGTTTGGATGTTGGCAGAAGATATTTGTGCAGACATACTAGGGGAATTAGAAGTACTTACACCACCACCAGAAGTACCGCTAGAAGCTCCATACGAGCCCGTAGAGGAACTTAAGCTATTTGAACTAGTACTTGTGTAGCTAGAGGAACTAACACTATTAGAAGCTGTTCTAATTGTACCGGCTATAATGTCTAAAGCAGACACTCGGACAGAACTTTTACGTTCGTCATCGGGTCTACTCTCATCTTCCTCTGCAAATAATTCTTCAACTACACTTTCGTTTTCTTCGTGTACTTCCTCTTCACGGGTTTCTTCACGAACAGACTCTTCAATTTCTTCGTTAGCAACTGCCAGTATTTCTTCAATACTTTCTTCAGCTTCAAGCGTTTCTTCTTCAAACCACTCTTCAAGTTCTTCCATAGTTTCAAAGACTTCTCTTTCAGTTTCTTCATATACAATTTCATTTTCTATTTCCTCTCTTATTATTAATTCATGTGCCATTACAGTTGTGTCCATAGGTAGCATGTCATACGTAGCCATCTCATAGTGTTCTTGTTCTGTATCCCAAACATCCATTAAGACATCTAAGTCTTCGTAGGAAGTCATAGGTGTAGATTCAAAGTCTACCATACCATCATCCCCAAAAGCTATATCCGTTCCGAACCATTCGTCTACCTGCTCCTGACCAAACTGTTCAGCATCTAATTCATACCAGTCTGCGTCCGTATATCCTTCACACCTGTTCTCATAGCATGGGTCGTTAGGGTCTAACCACTCGTCAAACTCCTCGTCATACCACATGTCTTCTTCGGTATAACCATAATCTTCTTCTTCACTATAGTATGCAAAGCTGTCTTCCTGTCTGTAACTTGGACACGATGGAGCATACTGTGGGTTCTCATCGCATTGTAAATCTTCATAAGACTCCCAATAGTCAGGACATTCTTCGCTGTACAGTTGCGTTAAGCCACACTCTTGACTCAAGTATGCAGAAGCATAACCTGAACAACTTGAATTATTAAGTGGGTCACTACAGTCTATAGCTACACTAGACAAAGAACCACCATTTTCCAACAAAGTATTACTTGACGAATCATTCCAAGTATCTGTAACACATGTACCTGAATTAGTCGTACCTGTACCACACTTGTCGTGAAAAAGGTACTGATAAGATTGATCTTTATCTGAACCTATATCACCTATTAAGACATCATGATTAATAATGTCTAGTTCTCCGTATCTATATTCAAATGTGTCATTGCCCCACAAGATAACTTCAAAGCTATTGTCTGAGCCACTTCTGTTATACTCTCGCATATCATACCACCCAAAAACTGTCTTGTCTGAGTAGCTTTTAGCAAGCACCGAAGACTCATTATCCCTTATAAGGTCTGTCCACAAAGGGTACATGGTGTAGGTGTGCTGACCAGATATAGGGTCAGGAGTAAAGTCGTTACAGAAAGCCCCTGAAGTTTTAAAGTGTAAGCAACCATTGGTGGCTACTCTTGCTTGTGTAAATTCTTGCCCGTAGTAATCAAACGTAAAACCTAGGTTGAATGTACCTGATACTCCATCATCAGAAGCTCCGAGATTGGTAGTACCTGATACACCTGTTAAGTCTATAAGGCTTTGATTGTCTTGGTAACCATACGAAGACTGAACTGTTGATGCTAGGCAGAGAAGACTAGCTATTAAGAAATTCTTTAACACAAGTATTTTTTGATTTTTTCTTTCCGTTAGAGTTTCTTGTACGCTTACAAAACTTTACATATTTATTTTTTACTCTTTCAAAGTCAGGTCTTTCTTCTTTGTTATCTTCCCAACCTAGAGATGCTTCCTTACCAACTTTACCCATCCAAGGACACGGAGTTCCTGCCATTTCCATAGCTTGAAAAACTCTAGAGTCTTGGCATAGGATGGATACACTAGCAACCTTCATGCCTGTATCATATAGATACTTGGAAAGTTTTAAACGCTCGCAGTTCTCATCAGTAACTGTACCACCTGTAGAGAAGCCAAAGACTTGTCCTTGATAAGCTCCTGAACGTCCAACAGTACAGAGGTCTTGCGAGTAACTCATGATGCTTGGTGCAATAGCACTAGCAGGAGGAGCTTTTGTAGTTACGTTTTGATTTATAGTTTGAGTAGAGCTAGACTGGTTAATATTTCTATTAGTGTTATCAGATACAGAATTGTTGTTATTGGTATTATTATTCTTGTTATCAGTCTTGACATTGGAATCGGAGGTAGAGTTATTTGTATTGGTGTTGCTGTTTGTATTTGAGGATACGGAGTTGTTATTATTTGTATTGCTACTTGTATTGTTTACAGTTTGATTGACTGTCGAGTTGTTGTTACTAGTAGAACTATTAACATTTGTATTGGAGTTTGTATTGTTAGAAGTTGCATCAGACGTATTGTTGTTTACATTTGTATTGGCATTGGTGTTGCTATTAGTACTTGTATTATTATTTACATTTGTATTGGCGTTAGTATTGCTGTTTACATTTGTATTATTATTTGTATTCGTATTGACGTTTGTATTATTATTTGTATTGGTATTATTATTAGTATTATTATTTGTATTAGTATTAGTTGTGGTGGTTTCGTTAGTAGTATCTAACGTATTGTTCTCACAATATTGTGTACCATTAGCACATCCTGTACCCGTTTGTTCTACAGTAAATGCAGACATGCTCAACAAACCTAAAACTATTGTGCCTAATAATTTTTTCATAACTCTCCAATTTTAAAGTGCAATTTCCCCGTGAAGCTAACAATAGCTACTTTCTAATGTTTCTCTTTAGTTTAAGTAGTGGTTAATAAAAATAGCTATAGCTCGTGCCAACTAAATATATCCAACCAACAATACATACAACGCAGATGCTACTCTGTGCTTTCGCTCTCAGTTAATTTTCCTTCCTTTTTTAATTCGTTCCATCTAAGGAACTCCATTGTGTCCATGTCCCAAAACAATCCTTTATAGCAATTATTTAACATGGTTTCTTCTTCTTGTTCTTCTTCTACTCCGTACCAGTTCCATCTTCCGTTTCTGATTATATCTTTTAATGTGTTTTCCTTTTTCATTAGTCTTGTTTATTTGATGCCCCAAAATAAAAACTTATAATAGCACTTGCTAACCCACCTAAGTAACCTAGTACTAGGTTTATTAATGCTTCTGAGTTCTGTTCTGGAGGTTGGAGAGTTACTAAAAATATATAACCCATAAATCCACCTACAACCACGATGCCCATTATACGAGCTGTCCAATCTTTAGAAAACTTTCCTCTAGCGTCTTGTATATCTGCTGTTTCTAAAGCAAATACATCTACTTCAAGTTCTTTCATTTGCAATTCAAAAGCTTGTTCTGTTTTTTTAAGTTCAAGCATCTGCTCTGGTGTAGCTTCAGCCATAGCTTTTTCTATAGCCTTTGGTGTGTTAGGAACACCCAACACTTCAGATATCATTTTAGCTGCCATGCCACCCATAGGTCCACCTAAAGCAGTACCTAATGTAGGAGCAACAGCCCCAATTACACTTGTTAATATTCCACCTAGTTTCATACTTCTTCGTCCTTATATATTACTTCCATTAAATCTTCAAACATATCTCTAAAATTATCTAAAGTCATAAAGGGCATGTCTTGTCTTACTTGATGTAAACAGTATTGCCTGTAACATGCTTCTAATTGATCTTCTAGATATAATATCATTATACTATCTTTAGTTAATTTGTCAAATTTTTTATAGCTTGAACAAAATCTTCAACTCTAACAGGAGTTTGTTCTTTCCATTTAGATTGTCCGTCTTTACCAGACCCTGTTGATACTTGACGAATTGCTTCATCGTAGTCTTTATTAGACAGGGCTTTATAAGCTGACGGAAATTTATTCATCCATCGTGTGCCTAGTTGAAAATTAACCGAACCTAATGCACTTATAAATCCTGTATCCTCTATGTCTAAGTCTTGAATTTGTTGTGCTGCAGCATCCCATGCTTTTTGTGCGTCTTCTTTTAACCATTTATCTCTAGTAGTTTGAGATACGTTCTGACCAATTTCATATTCACTACACTCTTCTATACTTAATAGATGTCCTACACCACACGTAGGCTTGTTAAGTGTGTCAAGGTATACGTACTCTACGTTACCTTCTCTAAGTTCAAGATGTTCTAAAAAATGTTTGTACATTATCTTTTATAAATAGCTGTGTAAGGCTCGCCTGTAAATGGATTAATAGGTTCTGCACTAGCTTGTGTAGCGTAACTTTGACTACCTGTTCTGTCTTTTCTTTCCATAGGAATGACAGGTGCTTTAGGTACTGGATGGTCTTTAGAAAGTTTACCACCTTCAAAGTTTTGACTTCGGTCTAAATCAGGGTAAGATTCTTGAGTTAAAAATGAAGGAAGATTATTATTTTGTTGAAGAGGACCATAATCTTCTCCATTTAACCAGTCTTCTAGACTCATATCTTTAGGTTTTCCTATAATATCTATTTCTAAAGCAGGGTTTATAAAACCTGTTCCTCTGCTTAAGTCTTTGAAAAAAGGAATAGTAGCTTCACCTGTAGCTATACCAAGACTAACTCCTTTTTTTAAACTAGTTTTTCTTATTGCTTCTGGAAGATCAACTATAACCGGCTTAGCTATATCTTCCATTAAGCCCATAACAGGAGCTAAACTGTGAAGTAAATTGTCATCGTTGTATCCTCTAAAAGCTGAACTTGCAGCTTTATCCACGTACCAAGGTATAA